CCGCCAGTAGCAATGTCTACAGATATACTTGTAGTTAAGCTTGCAAAATTAGTAATCTCAATAACTCCAGTACCTTGCCCATGTTGTATGTTATATAAATTAGAGTTATCTGTTATCCATGAAGTGTAATTGCTAGCAGCATTTAATCCATAAATTTTACGAATTCTATCTATAACTTTATTAAATGTACTCGAATCGCCATTGCTAGAACTAACTCCAGAACTGCCAAAAGCATTAGTGTCGCCTAAACCTGCACCATCTTTTAAAGTGTCTGCTAATGTAATAATTAATGGAACTAATTGATTATCAACTTCACCAATAGTAGATGTTATCTTTTGAATTTTAGATAACTTTTCACTTGCAGATACTTGTCGGCATTTATTTGCAAATAAAATCTTACATGCTTTATAATAAAGCATTTCATCATTATCCATATAATCTGGTCTAAAATTTTCTGAAACAGAAGAGAACATTCGTTTCTTAATTAAAACAGTTGCGTCTGGTTGCTGAATTAAAAGCTCAAATCTCTTACTATCAGTATTGTATGGATCTTTTCTTAAATAGCCTTCCTCAACATAACGGCGCTCTGCCGATTGATCAAATTGCTGAGAATAATCGCCAAGAGAACCATATTTTTGCTGACCATTGTTGGAGTCAAGAGAGTGCGTATTATTCTCACCAAGTGAAAATTGAGAGGATAACTGGTCAGCCAACGCGCCTAAAAATTTCATTATATTACCTTATTAAAATTCACTTTTTGGATTTTTAGGGCGAGAGCTTGCTGCAAAATTAGTTACAAAAGCTCGTTCATCTTTAACATGACCATTAAAAGAATTATTTGTGTTATATTGACTTGGACCTTCATTTGGGCTTTTATGAAATGGCATGTAATTAAGTCTATATCCTCTTTTTTGCGTTACGACGAAATTTATCTGATATTCATGTAGAAAATTATCAGCCCTCTCAGTAACTGTCATTGATTCAAAATATCCGCGATAAACAGCCCCATTATAATACATTTCAACACTAAAAGCTAATTGTGCTAAAGTTGGAATATTCGTATTTGATAAATTATTATTATTTGATTCAGACCCTAATAGTCCTCCTAATAATCCTCCAATGCCCGCGCCTGCGCTGCCGCCAATTGCGCCGCCAATGCCACTAATTAAATTATTCGCAATATCAACTGCTGCATTCTTTGCATCTAAACTTAATCCAACAGCATCAAATCCGTATTGCTCTGCACGATATATTTCATATAACATATTAATACCTTCAACACCAGAACTACCAGTTGTTCCTGAAAGACTAATTGTAGTTAAATCCTCTCCCCAATATTGTAAAGTATATCCACCTTTAGTTCTTGTTTTATCAATTAATTTCTTATGACTAAATACTAATGAATTAGGATTAATATACATTCTAACAATACCAAACTCTGGAACAAACCAAGTGATAATATTTCTCTTGATTTGTCCGTCTCTCATGCTCTTTACCTTAGAATAAGGTAATCCATTACCATCTGCAGAAGGAACTGCCGGCAAACCAAACCCATTAGATTTGAATTGATCGCGCTGAGCGTCAGATAATGGATTATTTTTGCTATTTAAAAACCCTTGAGCATCTCCAATAGCAGATACTCCATCATCTAGAAATTTTTCAAAACCTTTTGCCATTTAAACTCCTAATTACTTTGAATCTGCGGGGCGCGACGCGCGCAATCCTGGGGCTACCTGCAATACTCCGCTGCCTAGTTGATTCCCCTTTATATCTTCAAGAACAACAGTTCCAAAAACTTCAATCGTAATATTTTTTTCTTTCTTATTATCTTCACTTTCTTCTTCTTGTTTTGCTCGTTGTTCAACAGTTGCATTTGCAGCTTGAGCAACACTTTTGCTAACAATGCTAGCGCTGCTAGTGTCCTGATCAATGTTGTTAGCTTCTATAGGTCCGCGACGGTTATTAAAAAGAGACTTTCCAGATGCTGATCCATATTTTCGTGAATCAACATCACTCGATTCAAGCGGGCTAATGCCTTTTAATACTGGCTGTGGAGCAACTTCAGCCACATGAGATAGCTGTAAGGCTGGAGGTATAGGAGGTGTAGGAGGCGTAGCTACAACTTTAGTTGGCTTAGTGACTGCTTGAGTGGATGTACGAGTATTAGCTGCACTTATTCCAGCAGCTCTTTGTTTTGCAAAATCAACTCGTTCGGCTGTAGGTGAAGCTTCTTTTTTGTCGCCATCTTCTTTAGAAGAAGTAAGGATTTTTTTTAAACCACTAGCTACGTATCCAGCTACATTTGCTAAAAGACCCTCACCTCTTTTAAGATCATTAGTCATCATCTCCGCGTTTGTCAACTCTTTTGTTTCGTGTGGGGCTCTCGCTACCAGCGCATCTCTATATTTTGTTGTTGCAGCACTGTCTTCTATTCGTGATCCGGGCAATACGCCAAGTGCATTTTTCATTGTGTTAAAATTTAAAACATTAACATTCATTAGTGTGCTTTCTAATGCGGATCTGAAAACTGTTAATGGATTTTTTCCAAGATCTTCTACGGTCTTTCCTCTTGCTAATTGATCATCTATTCCAAACGCTTTTGTTTGTGATGGCATTGCGTCGCCTTTTGTCCAAGATCTTAATATCGCATCTGCTTCACCAGTTGTTTTTGCAAGTTGAGCTAATGGTCCCTGCTGTAGCATCAATACTTGTTTAGTATATTGTGCTGCAGCTCCTTGACTTTTCCCAGCATCATCAAGATCTACAATGTTTTTACCACCCATTTGCTGCATCATTTGTTTTTTAACTAAATCCATAGCAGCAGCTGGGTCATCTCTTAACATTTTTTGAATTTTATATCCACCCATCAGTCCGCCAGGTCCGCCAGTTTGCTGAGATAAAAATGCCAATTGCTCAATACGCAATCCTGCTACAGCAGTTGTCATTTGTGTTGCAAGTGCAGCAGCATTACCAGAGCTAACGCCTACGTTTTTAAGTGATAAAGCGTATCTGCCCATAGATTCTGATATATTAGTAACCTGCTTATCAGCTTCTGCTTCAGAAGTTGCAAACATTTTAAAAGCGCCTACACCATTTAATATTGCTTCCCTCATTTCTTTAAGAGGAATGCCTGCACGACTTCCTGCTTCAGCAATACTTGATGTAAATTTTATAGCACCAGCCATTGAGGTTCCATATAAAGTAGTTGATACCGCAATATCCCCCATCATTCTTTTATAATCATATCCTGTAGCTTTAGCAATATCAATAGTTGCTGTAAGTGTATTTACATTTTTATTTGTGGCGCTTAGACTCACCGTCATATTGTTAAGAGCACCAGGAACATTGCTTAATTCTCCCCAATATGCCTGTATCTGAGATGCCTCTAATCCTGTAGCATCTTCAGCTTCTTTCATTATCTGAGTTTGTTTGGTCATTAATTCATTCATATTGACCATCTTATCGCCACCAAAATCTGTTCCAACGCCTTTCAGTGTTGAATTCATTTTACCAGATTGCGCAGTAAGCTGATACATAGCATTTTGCATTTTATAAACGTTATCAACTCCAACCATTAAATTTTTAGCATAAGCAAGTGCGGTAGATCCTCCAATCTTAAATGCATCTGTCGCTTTTGCCGCTTCCGTCGTGCCTCCAGTCGCTTTAGCTATACTAGTCAAAGCCGCTTCAACCGCCGCGCCCGCAGGTCCTCCTTTAGTTAATGCGCTTGATAAAAGTGAAAAATCATTAGTCATCGTTACTAGTCCAGAAGTATCAACACCTGCAAGACCTTCAAACCCAGCTCTAGCATTAATAAACCCGGCAGACACTAATGCCAATTTAGAAGCCATTGGTTCCGTTAAATTATTCATATTTTGAATATTAATATGAGCCTTTTTTGCCGCTTCACTAAAAAAATTTATTGCTTCACTAGCTAGTTTAGAAGGCTCAACGACAGAAGAAAGTAACGGAGCTAATGCTTTAATTCTTTCAATTAGTCCCTTTGATTTCTGCTCAGCAGTTTCAGCCTCTATACCTAAAAGGTGAAGAGCTTCAGCGAGGGCTTTTTCAGCCGCAGCCACTAATCCAATTTGTTCTGCTGTTATTGGCTGATCTGACATTTAAAGTCCTTATTATTCATTTTTTAAAATATGCTTGCGTTTTCTTCTATTTTTCTTATCCTTACTTAATGTTTTAAGATTGATATCTCTAATCATCTTACTTGTTTCATTAAGCTCTTCTTCAGTTGATTCATGAACATTACCTTCACCAAGTATTTTTTGAACCGCTTCTGGATTTGAGAATGAAGCCAGCAAATATGCATGATTTTTGGCTAACTCTGCTTTATCAACTTGATCAGCTACCCAATTTTCATACATCCACATTTTATGAACCGGGTCCATTTCCGTAATTCTAGGATCATCAAAATTACAACTCCACATTTTCATTAGAGACCATATAAAACGATGTTCCGGTTCATTTATTATTTTTTTAAATCTTCAAGCACCTCTTTTGCGTCAGCATCATCTTTAATAGAATATTTATCACTTGATTCTTTGACTAATAATTGATATTCTGCAAATAATCGACTTAATAATGATTCTGGTAATTCATCAATGAATGCCAATCTTGTTTCAAGAGAATCAGATCCTAAAAACTGTTCAATATCATAATTTGCAATTTTAGATAAAGACCTTCCAACTAATTGTTTTCTCATTTCATATGAACTACCAATAGTGCCATCAAATTTTGCAGTTTCAATAAAAGACTCTCTCATTTCTTTTGCTTTTAATATTTGTAAAACATAATTATTACCATCTAATTCAACTGAACGATTTAAGCGAGACATTCCAATAAGCATCTCAATTCTTCGCTTAGCACCATCGTTTAAACGCTCTTTGCCGCTGCGCTTAGCCTGACGAGCCTCCCTAAATTCCTGCTCTTTACGAGACAGCTCCTCGTCATTATCCATATCATCTAATTTAGATTGAAAATCTTTATTAATATTATATGAAGTTTTGCTTTCATGCCTTGCTGACGGCTCACTTTCATCAGGAACGTCAAACTCTCTTAGAGGCGGCGCGGTGTCAAAACTCTTAGAACTAATTGAACTCTCAAATTTACCCATTATTAACTCCATAAATAAAATATCCTGTAACTCTGATATTATATATATCGAAATTACAGGATATTTTTAACTATTAAAGAGTTGTTTATTTAAAAGATATTAATATATACCAGATCCATAATTTGAACTTCCAATATCGATTAAGCCGCTTGCATCAAGAGATCCTCTTGATTCTCCAGTATCAGTTTTGCGCTCGATCCAGCTTGATTCACCATAACCGGCTGGGGAGCCACGTTCACCACCAATTGCAACAGATTTTCCAAGAATTGGGTGAGTGTCGCCGCCAGCAAGTACAGAATAAATTGTTTCTGCTTCCCAGTCCATTTTATCAGTAATGACCCAATCATCTGCGTTATAAGCATAACTAATATTTTTAATCCAAACATTTTTAATTACAGTGGAAATTTGACTAGCATTATCTGATTTTTGTCTATCAAGTATTACAATATCAAATGGATAAGCCTGTGATGAAACGTGAACAAAGCTTCTTCCAAATGCTTCTGCAATTCTTAATCTATCAAATCTAACTCTTTCACAACTTCCGCTAATATTAGTTGATCTAACTGGCGTGCTGTCAATATGACCATCAGTCCCAACTTCATCTATGAATTTTAATTCTCTTGACTCGGAAACTGATAAGTTTTTAACAGCTCCAACTGGAACTCCATTGACATATATAATAATATGAGTAGATATAGATGTACTCGTCTTATTGGTACTACCGTCACCAAGAGACAATGTAGATTTAGTATTAACTGCGTTTGCCATTTATATCTCCATAGAAATTGATATTATCTTTATATTTATATATGCCTAATTCTATTAATATCATTTAATAGAATTTACAGCTGTACTTTTACTGCAATTTATATTTGTCCAAGAGAGACTTTAATATAAATGAAATTAATTGGATAAGTAGGCTGGCATCTTACAGAAACATTCCATTGTGTTGGGTCAACGCTGTCTCTCTTGACTGCAAGGTCTGCATAAGCAGTAATCAATCCTTGTGAGACTAATGAATTTAATAAGATAGCTGCTCGCGTATTTAATAACGCTCCAGTATCAGAAGATTCTGGAGTTCCAGGGAATCCTGCAAATCCTGCTCTCAATAATTTAGATAGTTTATCTCTAATAAAAATAATTGAGATTTCTTGTTCTTCTGGGAATCCACTTTGAGTAGTAGTGATTCCCCATACAACACGTCCTCCACCAGCTACTGGTTGCAAGGTTGTGATGCCTGCTGCCGCCAATCTCTCCAAAACAAGTGGTGAGAATTGTTTGTTTCTCAAAATTGTAAATCCTGCAAACACTTTATTTGTAAATGGATTTTCAACTCTAATATCTGCTGAGGCATATCCAGCAGCAGCTGCAGCAAGATAGAAGCCATCGATAAGAACATTTTCGGTTCCTGCCTGAACTACTATTTGATCTGGATAGAAATATACACATCTAAATGTATTACCAAATGCACTTGAAACAGAATAATCTGCTAAATCTTCAACGTTGCCGGCAAGAATATCTGTTACGGTTTCTCCTTGAATTCCTTCAAGTACTCCAATATCTTCAACTGCTGCATCAGTAACACCAGTAACATTATCTGGTGTTAACCCACTGATTGCTCCACAGAATAATACACGCTCTTTCTTATTACGAATATTACTCATAGACTTACAATGAGCCAATGTATTTTGGAAAATTACAGATATTGTTTGTTTTAAAAGCGGTACGACA